GGCAGCATCCCGGCAGCAATGGTCTTTGCTGCCAAGGCTTCCGGACCCGGCAGAAAACCAAAGGCTTCTATCGCAGCCGGACCATAGTCTGGATCAACTCGTGGAATCTTACCCTGCTCCGGCAAGATTGATGTCGGCGGACCAGGTTCTTCAGTAACTGCTTTGGTAATCTCCGGAGCAAGAATTCGAGGAGCGGCTTTGACCACATCAGTAGGTGACGGCGGCTGCGCCGGCTGAACCTGCTGACCCTCTTTTGGTGTGGGTCCCAATGCCGGTATGGTTATTCGAGGAACGCCTGATGGCCCGATCGGCAGCTCTGATTCAGGAATACGATCATCGTCTACGGCGCCACCATTCGCATAACGCCGCCGAGCTGTATCTAGTGCAATGCGGATGGCATCCATTTAGCCGGCTCGAATTAGGGTGAGGCCGTGAACAAGAAAAGGACTTATAGTAATTAATGGACTGCCACTACCAACAGTACCATCACTTGCAGTAATGCCAGTGAAAGCGGCGTTAATTGCCCCGCTCTGGTTGGTAAAATTCGCATTATTTCCCGTGTCAATCACCGCATTATTAAGGCCACCTGCATGGTCAGTAGTATAAGTATGACCATGACCGGGATCATTAATAGTAACGCCGTGATTATGCGCCGGCATATTGCCAATTCCTATCGTGTACTGATAAGCACCACCGCCAGTCAAAAATGACGAACCGGCAAGACGCCCTGTTCCCTGGTCCAACGCATATGGAGAGCGACCGCGTGCATCAGGCAAAGTATTACCGCCGAGAAAACTATTTAGTGCCGGATAGGTTGCGGCGGTAAAGGTAGTGCCATCGCAGTTCAGATACGGCGGTACTGTACAAGTAACAACCCACGCCGGCATTGATGAACCACCATGCATCCAATACTGACCGACGTGATGTGGCAGAGCCTCATAATTAGGATTTACACCATCGAGCAGAATCTTAGTGTTTTGTCCCGGCGGCACGCCAATAGTCTGACTAGCTGAAGTTGAAGTAAGAACTATATAAAAAGCCGATGAATTAGTTGTTTGATTTATAATAGTCCAGAAGCCGCCAACGCCTCCGGGCCATGTTAATTGGATATTACCAGTTAGGGCTCCGGTTAATTTAACGAACATACATTGATACTGTCCAGAGCTCAGCTGCACATTAGCATTGGTTAGAGGAATTGTAGCAACGCCGCCCAGCATGGTGTCGAGAATACCGACGTTGTTGTTAACGAATGGTCCCCATGTACCGCTATCGGTACCCGGCGTGACCTGAGCAAAGCTCTTATTAGTGGTATAGGTTTCAGCCATTGGATTTGCTCATCGCTAGTTGCTTCTTGAGTTCGTCGATTTCTTTCTGTTTATCATCAAGCTGTTTCAGCAGATTGACCAACACCTGATTGGACTGTGTTTCTTTCATAGCGCAAACCTGCTGCCAATATTGGTCCGTACCCGGCTGTAGACCTTGTGCCAGCACCGGGGTGGTCAACAATAAAAAGGCAAACAAAATGCTCCTAGCAGGTATCAACAATGCCTCCTGTCACATGGAATGCTCCTGATGGTGGTCCGGGACCGCACGTCGCCCCAGACACGCCACCAAAAATATTGAAACCCGCACCAAAAACTTGACCTGCACCGCCCACTTTGAAGTGGTTAGTTACAATCTCAGTCGTCATGTTGAACCCCCTCAAATCAATGCCGGTGCCAATAGTATAAGTACCCGCAGTCCTAAATTCTGTCCCAATGAAGATACCGGTGGTGGGGATTGGCCCTGTAACTCCGTTGCCATAAATATCCGTAGCACAAAACCCACAGAAGAAACCAACACCCGTGCCGCTAAAAGCATAAGCAGCATCATAAGTAACACCTCGTGAATGATGGTTGTCGCCCTCATAAATCAACCAACCAACTTGTTTATCAACACTGGAGCCAAGATCGGATTCAACGTCAACCTCGGCGCATATATTTCTCTCCCAGTCAGTTGCACCGCCGCCCAAATGGCATTTAGGATTCATGGCAAAGTTCGCACCGAGAGGAGCGATGTTAGTACCACCAACATTGACGTTGCTGTAGGCAGTGAAGTATGCAGCCACGTTATTGTGCCCATCTGGATTGCTGGTTGAGGCATCCGCTGCCGTCTGGATCACGCTAACGTATAGCCCACCAATTGATCCATGATGATTTGATCCACCCCATTTCATAGCAATAGCTAACGCAGCTTCACCATTACTGATGCCTGATGGGAAATTCCCGTCATCGCTAGGTATGTCGATGCAATTCAGCGCATTGATACTATCCAAGGCATCAGAGCAATTAGTTGAGCCAGCCGTTCCATGGACAGTCTGAGTGACATAAAATCCGCTCTGAAGGCTTGATGCTGCCGGGTAAATATTCAGCCGAGCATTGTCAGTGGTGCTAACTAAAGGCCCAAGTATTGTGTCCTGCGCACTATTGATACGCAGCGCCTCTACGTTAATATTAGAAGCCGATGAAGTCGCAAACGTTAACCGGCTGGGGACATGCCCAGCCGATACAGTTCCCTCCACCACCCCTCCCACAGCACTGGCAAATATATATGACGAACCGTCAGCGCCCTGAAACCTTATGGCTCCTATATTATCGCCATCCTGCAGAACTGTATTAGTTCCCGGTACGGCACCACGTGTTTTTGCTAGTGTAAGCGTGCCCCGGTCAGGATGGTTTCCGTAAGAGAGGGCTACAAGATGGTTCTTTAGGTCCGGGTCCTCGTATATTTGAAGAGCGGAATTAGCAATGACCGTTGCAGTATTGCCAATAATAACCTGACCGGAACTATTGTTGTTATAGATATCGTTGGCGCCATTAAGCGACCAAAAACCACCGCCACCTCCGCCAGAACCACAAGCGCCGATAAGCAAAACAATATGATTGAGGGCATCAAGCCCCAGGCATGATACTTGCACTCCTGCAACTAGACCGCTGAATGTCACCGTACTGGTTGCAGTAAGAGTACTGAACGTCTGTAGGACGCTCCAAGTATTGGCATTCGCGAGGTTAAGCGAGGCTACGACCGGCCCGCTGATCGGAGCAATTGTCAGCGTACCATCAGCATTGCTTACTGAAGTAACCGGTGATCCACCAATACCACCGATAGCTTGCTGTACGAACGCAGTTGATGCCGCCTGATTATTGCTGGTACCCGGCGGAGCGGTTGGCACAATGCAATTCGGGTTGGTCGAGCCACAACCCTGACCATAGGCGGCCGGCGATATCATTAAAAATAATAAGGCAAGAAACAATTTCCTCATGACCGGTCCATCACCGTAAGTGGATTGTTACTGCCGCTGGCGGAAAAGGCGCTCCAGGCGCCGTTGGTCCCATCGACCACAGTCAGGAAAGCGCCGGGGAATATCGTAAAGGCGCCGCCCAGTGCACTGGTCGATGGCGTTAAGGGCATGCCGGTAGCACCAATGTTGGGATAAACATAAGCTGCCACCGTACCGGGATTGTGAAAGGTCAGATTAAGCCGAGCGGCATTGGCGCCAACTGCCTGAATAGCCGTAGTACTAAGGCTGTTAAGACCGGTAACCGACCCTCCCATAAAATTAGAAAAGGCACCGCCGCTTCCAAGCGCCGTACTGAGGTCTCGCAGGGCAGCAACGCCGTTCTGCTGAGTCGAGAGAATGTCCGAGAGACCAATGGTCATCGGCGTCCACTCAAGGCATAGCGGAAACGTATTCTACCTAATCTCCAGAATTCCTGGTTATTGCTCTGCACTTGCACTGCCATAAGCCGGCCCCGTAACCGTGGGCTAATATACTCGGTCATTGGCGTTACCGTAAACGGACCGTAGGATCGTGGCGTATCACCGGGATAGTTAGCCGAGAGGAAGGTCACGTTGACCTGGGCATCAGTCGGCTCGGAGAACAATCCATACTTGAAATCCGGAATAACATAATCGACAAAGGCCAGGTCGTTGCCGTCGGTTAGCGCCCACCAACCGGAGCGAAATGAAGGTACTCCAGTACCTGGCGTGGCCTCACCTTGTTCATGTTGCCATAGGGTACCGAACGGATCGGCGCCAATAGGCGTACCAAGCACTGAGATATCAACCCAGGCAGTACGGGCTAAAACACCATAGTCCCAGCTGTTCTCGACGATATTGAGCTTTACGTAGGAATCATTCTCGGTAGCATTAACCGATGGAAAGAACCAGGCAATCTCGTTGAATGTGGCATTTGGCGCACAGCGTACTTTCCAGGCGTAAGTACGATTGATATTCTGGAAAATATAATCCCATACTGTGCATGGTACCGGGATTACACCGTTCGGCGAGATGGTAAAGAAGTTGTCATAGCCGCACCAATAAACCGTACCAGCTAGAACCCCACCGCCATGAGAGCCAATCAATCCGCAGCCGGTACCAACACGGGTGAAGTTAAAGATAATATCGCCGCCGACCCATTGCATCAGCCAGACATCGATATCGGTCCAAATCACTCCATAGTTTGGAGCCTGCAGACCGCCAACAATTATCGAACCGGTCGGGATATGAAAGCTGCCGGCATCGGTCTGGTTGCTGACAGTCCAATTGGTATAGTCCAGCGCATCCGACCAACGTACCACCAGATTATCCTGCACGCCTGTCGAGAGCACCGACCGCCAGGCTACCAGGATCTGCTGCGGCATTGAGATGAAGATGCCGCCATTAAAGAATGGCGCGCTTGCAACTGGCTGGGCACTGGCAAATCCGGAATCCGGTGACCAGACAAAGATTGCTCCGTTTTCGGGGCAGAGCAGCAAAATCTCGCCCCAATTATCCTGTGTCCAATCTCGCACTGTAATAGGCGTGCCGGTCTGTGAAGGAAAGCTACCACCTAACCCGCCAAAGGCCGGAGGACCACCAAAGGGACCGCCACCAAACGGCGTGCCGGTCCCAGCCGGACCACCGACGGTATAATAGACAAGCTGTGCCAGCCCACCATTCATGGTCGAGCTGGTCGTGGCACTGGCATTCTTGGTTGCAGTGATAGTGAACTGGGTGGACGACAGGATATTGGTAATCAGATATGGCCCCTGAATCGTCAGTCCATCGACCGTTGTTGGGGCAATAAACTGCTCGGTTAGTCCAACCACCGATTGAAAATTGTGGTTCGGCAGGGTGACCGTCACAATCGGAGAGCCGGCCGATGAGGCAAATACCGGCAGGATTCCGCTATTACTAACACTAGCGGTCGCAGCTACACTGGAGTTAATAATATATGAGCCGGTAGAGAGCACTCCGGCAATCTGATAGGCACCATTAAGCAGAATGCTGTCGATTGAAACCGGCGTATTAAAGTAGACCACATTATAGGGACTGGCGCCGCTATTCGGATCAGTCACTGTAACAGTAAAACTTGAGGCTGTTGTTGAAAAGTTCGGCGTGATACTCGATGTAAATGTTAGTGGAATAATATCGACGCTGGCAGAACCTGGCGTGACGATTGTGACATTATTGGTGGCTGCCGCACTTAAATGGTCAAAGTGAGCAATATCCTGCCAGGCATGAAGATCGCGTACCGTTGAAGGACTAACACTACCGAATGATACCCAGCCGCCGACAGTCTGTACCATACCGTTCTTGAAACGAACGATCTGGGACTGCGAGATGCCGGCCATATTAAGGGATGGCGTCTGCTCGACATCAACGCCGGGCCGCAATGTGACCGACCCCATCGGCATGGTCAGGTCCTCGGCGGAGTGGTCTGCGGCGATACGCTATACGGCGTCCAGCCCTGGCTCTCATGCTTAGCCCGGCCAGCCTCAGCCTGGGCCGACTGGAATAGCTGCTTGTACTGATTCTCCCAGGATTGGGTGGCTTGTGGATTATCGGCCTGGCCGCCGAAGTCCCGCATATAGCCAAAGGCAAAGATCATCGAAGCAGCGATAAATAAGTCTGGCGCATACTGCGTCAGATAAGTTGAGGAATTGGACGCGGACAGTGGATTAGGACGCTGAACGCCAATGAACTCGATCGAATAAGGCTGATCAGGTGCTGGTCCCAATATCAACCTGGTATCCGAAGTCATGGCAAAAAACTCTGGAATGCCTGTAATATTGCTACCGGAAGGAAATGTGGCATCCAGATAAGCACGCGACACCGGCACTACCGGATACCTCGTACTGCTGTTAGAGCTTATGATATTGACCTCATCGACGGTGATAAACACGCCAAAGGTAGTAGACGTTGATACCGTTCTGATGCCACTAGTAACGCTCGTGGTCGGATCGGTAACCTGCTGGCGCAGGAAATCGGCTTCACGCCAGATCCGTTGCTCAGCATAGTCGATCATGCCTGGCAGCATGGTTTGATAGTTCGGATCATTGCTGGAGATGACGATCAGATTCGCCGTTTGCGAAACGTAGCTGTTGTAGTTGAGCGTCGGGACCGAGAGCGTCATCCGAGTATCACATAGTTGTAGGTGGAAGTATCACCGCCGGCGCCAAGAACAGTAAAGCCGGTGCCTGGAGTTATAGTTTGGATCGCCGGATAGGTACCAACGGCCCCGCCGATAGTCTTAAGGGTAAACAGGATAGTAGAGTTTGCTGTCACGGCCGTATTGGCGACGGTGACAGCAACTGCTCCATTTAGGGTCACGGTTGCGCCGGTGGTGGATGGCTGGTGTGCACCAACGCTGACCAACCCATTCTGCGGTACCGGATTGCCAAAGAAATCCCGTGTGACGTTAACCCCGATCGGCGTCAACGAAGTCAGAGTCGGCATGTCAACAGTCGCTAGGTTGCCGGCGCCAAAGGTCCAAACCATCAATCGCATCAGGTATCCCTGCAGTGGCTGATCGGCGGCCCCGCGATTGCCGATCTGAGCGTTAACGCCAGCATTTCCCGCCGCTGCCGTACCGTTGGACGTGAAATCGCCATTCACCGATACTGCCATTCCGGCAGGATCTGAGCGCCCGCACATTACCTGTACTTTATTTGGTGTTAAATAATCGGAGGAGGTAATCGAAGAGCCGCCTACATTCATTGTAGCAAGATCAGTTGGAATCGAGCCGCTAGTATCAGTAATCGCAAAATAGCCGTTGTTATTGCTGTCGGTGGCAATAGTGCGTGTTGACCCACCTGTACCGGAGCGAATTCTCGACGGATAATTGACAACGGCCAGTACGCCACCACCGAAGTGGCTGAATGTACTATTAAGAGTGTTCGCCAGGGCCTGACCGGCTGCGACAGTTATTACATCGGCATCACGAGTGCTCTGTGTGGCAATAAGCGAGGTAGGAATCAGGTTGCCGTCGTCGCTCTCTAATTGAAAGGCGTAGAGAGTACCGGTGACCGTGCAAGTCAAAGTCCCCCCTGCGCCCATCTGGTAATAGGCCGGACTACCATGCGTAGCAATGCCATCGCCTACTACGACGGTAACCGTGCCACCATTGTTACTAAGTACGGCACTCCCTGTACCATTGACCCATAATATTAGGCTAGTACCGCCAGGAATTGCTGCCGTTGCCTGCGTGACCGGAGCTGTAGGATTATTCAAATACTGAGTCTTGGCGCCCTCGATCAGCAATCCCCGGCCGGTAGTAATGCGCTTTGTATTGGCTGGGAATGTAGTGAATGCCCTGTTCACCGGGTCGGTGAAAAGCAAATCAGTGCCTGCCGCTGAGGCGCGTGAACACACCAGGGCGGCAGCGGGCTGAACATAATAGGTCTGTCCAGCAAAATCCATATCTACCTGTAGTCCGGCAGTGGTGGAGCCCTGAAGTGTCGGGTTCAGGTACGGCACTTGGGTCTGTATTGGCAGCGTCTGCGTCAGATCCAACCCGTTCTTGGAAAACGGCGACATCGGTGACAGCTGGAACGAGCTTGGCTGACCAGGAAGTGATGTCGGTGTGGCTGTCGGCGGTCCGTATAGCATTAGCGGATCGCCGGTCTTTGCCAGATTTATGCTGCCGCCTACGCCGCCATCAAGCACCTCGGGATTGACAGGATTAGCTAACCAGGCCGCCAGAGTTATGTTCGCGCCACTATAGCGCACTGGCGTCGCAGCGTTGCCGCCTACATAACCATTGTTAAGAAATTGCATTTGTTGAGTATAGCCCACCCATTGTGTGGACCCGCTGGCAATGAACAGATTATTGGCGACAATGGCTTGAACCAGACCGCTGCCCCCTGCGTCACCAATACATGGCTGACCATTGTTCGGCATTTGGCTATTACAAATTACCGTGTTGTTATAAACAAGCGCACCTGTGATCCTACCGGGGCCGTTAATAGCTGTATTAAACTTAATTCCAGGGGCGTTTAGCTTGAAATCCCCGACGAAAGAACCAAGTCCGCAATTGACTACGATATTATAACGAACCGTTTGATTAAAATCATTCTGAGCAATAGCGCTGAATACGCTGGTATTCATTTGAATGCCAGAAGCACCGCAATCGTGGGCATAGTTATACTGCACCAAACAATTCGTCGTTTGGAAATCCAATTCAAATGCGGCGTTCTCACCACCACCACCGATTAAATTGTAAACCTCATTAAATTGATAAAGTACATTATTAGCATTGCCACAATAGATACCAGGCCCAGCCGAATTAACAGAATTGCTATAGCCACAATCATGCGCCACGCAATATTGATATGTTAGTCCATCCACGCCCTGACAATCAAAAGCACCACCACTGAAGATTGAAGAACCACCAATTATGTTGCGGGCAATACAATGATCAAAGAGAACATTAGCTAAACCAAGAAAATTGGTTGATCCACCTTGGTTTATATTGTGAGTATTAACCTGATAACCAAGGTTTTTACAGTTAAATACTAGACAATTTTGAATGGTGATATTGCGTACAACCGGATTCGTTGCGCCGCTAAGATCGCCGCAAAGAATGTCGATACCAACACTGCTATAACCAGAGACAGTGCAATTCTGAATCAGATAGTTGCTGTGGCTCGTAGTGGTGTTGATAGAAATGCCATTAGCCCCACCAGTAAGCGGGCCGCTGCCGGTAAAATTCAGGTTACGAATAACTAGGTTGTCAAAATCGCCACAAGTTAGCCCCTGACTGACAGTTGAGTTTATGGTGGCCTGCGTCAGCGCTCCTTGCGGGTTAGTGTTGGTGGTACCTACGTTGGCATCGCTCCAGACATCATAAGTAATCGGCAAGTTGGGAATACCAGAGGCCGCCACTATGATCGTACCAGTAAAAGTATCGCCGGCACGGAATAGAAAGCTGCTGCCCGGCGTTGGAACTACAGAATTGACTTTGGCAATGGTCTGCCACGGAGTTACCGGCGACGTACCGTTATTCAAATCGGATCCAGACGAACTGACGTAATAGGTGACCGGCGAATGCAAGACTGCGCCCGCAGTAATTATAGCCCCGACTGTTGATTGAGTTGGCGTATTGCCAGGCTGCTGTACGTACAAAGCATCGGTGAGATTTACCGTGCCGGCGGCCGGCAGATTCGCAATAAATGTAGTAAATGGCTCAGTAGGCTGGGGCATGATCTATACCGGCAGTAGGGCAGCGTGACCTGCCATCAGCCACACCCCAAGGGGGTCAACTAGGATCGGCAGCGGATTGTGAATGACCGGCGCCACCGGCGTCATCATCGAGGTCGTCGATGGGCCGGTAATCGGCGGCGCTGGGCAACGTGTTTGCACCATGGCTAGCTCGAGACAACCGTTGCCGTATCGGCAACACTGAATTGAACCTGTGCTACTGCGATCGGCAGCCCGCGACCGCCCCAGAATGCCGCACGATGGAATTGATAGGCCCCACCGGTGTTGATCGAACCGGTAATCACCTCGCCAATCGTACCGGCGATATTGCCGGATGCCAGCGTCGTCCACGAGGTCCAGTCGGCAGGCCCATTACTGCCCTGGATTACATAGCTAGACGAGCCAAAGGTGGAGTCATTCGGGGCATAGAGCACCCAGCTCGATAGAGTGTGGAGAATCTGTGGCGTATCAAGACCGATTGGAAACGTCCCGGCAGGATATTCAGACCAGTTAATGGCGACATAGTTATCAAAGCTCGAGTCGGTAGTTAGAATCATTGCCGACATGTAGGACGGCTTATTGATGACACCGTTAAAGGCCGCCGGTATGCCGGCGGCGTCTTGCATAGTGCCGGTCTGAGCCGAGTACAACCACAGCCTCGGATCTGGATTGGCGCCAAGCGCCGAGAGCGGGTTGTTCTCCGGCACCCGGAACTCCGGCCGGGCATTCATAATCGGTACCGGGTCGGCCGGAAGTATTATCGTTCGTTGTCCGTTCTGCTGGTACTCGTCATAGCAGGTAGGACAGACTAAAAAGCGTAGATTTTGTAGCTTGGTGCCGCGCCAGTCGTATTGCCACTTCAGCCGGTAATGGTTCCAGACCGCGCCACAACGGTCACAGACCGCACGAGCGCGAGGATTACTGGGATCAACTTCAGCTTTGCCATAAGGACGAGTCATACGTAGTAGTTCCCCAGCCCAGGAATGATAGTCAAACCAACATTCTCAGTATCCTGCCGCAGTGCTATTTCCATCGCCCGAGTATAGCGGGCGAACAGTTTATCCTCTAATTGTGGCGCATAGATTTCGGCGAGTTTCCAGGACACGCCAGCGGTATAGGCTTCATAGAACCGGAACGGGATCTCCACGTTCAGGCCGCCTGGAACATCGGCGTCTTGGGTCTGCCGTACCGAATAGAACTGTACCGTATAGGTCTGACTGCTGTCGGGGACCGGATAGAAAGTCACGGTCTGGGCAATCAGACGATCGTACCAATAGACCGTCGGCGGCCCTTGGGTCAGCTTGTTGGAATAGGAAGCATATTCGGTACGGCTGACCGGCCATAAATAGCGGTCAATCGTGCTGGCCCCCGAGCCGGTGCGAACATAAAGATCCAACAGCATCACAGTAGGCGCCGGTACCGAATAGGTTGCCACGCCTTGGGCTAGTGGCATGGTCTGCAGGTCTACTTCCCAAAGGTTCGGTGTATTATTCGACCACTCCGAGAGCACAAAGTTCAGGGCCATCCTAGCATTGAACATCTGCTGCTGAGTGATTTCGGTCGGGTGAATACCGCAACGGCTGAAAGCGGCCAGCACGAACTCGGCGCCGGAAGGCGCAAAATTGAAAGTCTTACTGGTGTCCTGGGCTGTCGTGAACATTGTTCATTCTTTGTTCTATGGGTCATAGACCCGAATGATGCCGCTTTGCGAGATTGAAGAGGCGCCGGTCGCGGTGATGGTCCACGGCGCCAGACCGGCCTGGGCATTGGTTGAGGACCAAGTACCGAACAAGTCGCCGCCGCCGGGGAACATGGTGACGTTATCGGTCTGCGAGACGTTGTTGATGTTAAGATAGGTGATCGACATAGTGGCCGAGACCGGGACAGTCAGATTGCCATTAGCATCAAAGAATTGCGCTATGAACTGAGCGCTATTGCCCTGACGGATATTGACCGGACCGAAGTCAACTTGAGTCATATCAATACCCTACCACATTGACCTTGCGGCTGAAATGGGCAGCAACCGCCTGGGCTGGAATGATCGTTGGTGTAAATACTGGATCAAGTCGGGGCCAGCGTGGAGTAAACGGCAAAAACGGCGGGCCAAAAGATCTGGCGGTCCCCGCCACAGTTGCATTATTGGCCTTTCCCGAAAAGTCTGGCTCTGGCGATTGAATGCCATCAATAGGCCAATAGATCAGAAGCTTCGTTGGGCGTATATTGTAAGGACGGACGCCCTTACTAAGAGCCTGATATTCCGCCAAAGTCAAAATATCAGTCCATATAGCGAAGTCGGCAAGACTGCCGCCGTTAATCGAGCCGCCAAACGGTCCGGCACCAGCAGTAATTTGGAATGTGTTGAACCCACCACCCATGTTGGCAGTGCTCGACCCACTATTGGTACCATTGAAATAATATTGCGCTGTCTGACTGGTATTGTTCAGCAGTGCAGTCCAACCAGCATGAAACCATGTATTAAGACTCGAGGTGCCTATAACGCCACCACCGGGTAGTTCCGCGCTTATCTGACTGGAATTATTAACCGCCATTCCATAACTAGCGTTGAAATCCCAAATATTGCCAGAGCCGCCAACCCCGGTACTGTTGGTAACCTTGCCCCATATCGCACAGCTAATAGGAGTGGAGAGCGCGGTTACATTGTTTACCGATGTTAAAGAGTCGCTAGTAGTGGCAAACGAGCGGGACATCAGTAACCTATAATATTCATATTGCGCCGGAAGAATGTACCGCCCATCGGGGTAGGCGGCATTGATAAGAACGGCGAGGGATCAAGTCGCGGCAGGCGCGGCGTGGAAGATACGAATGGCGGCCCGACAAGCACCTGAGTAGTACCGGTCAGCGTGCCATTAAATTTATTGCCGGAAAGGTCAACTTCAAGCGAAGCGTAGCCATCGAGCGGCCACCAAGCAGCAAGATTCTTCGGCCTGATCCGAAAGGGCCGTATCCCCGCTATTAACCCCGATATTTCAAATGTTGAAAGAACTACATTCCAGACCGCGACATCAGCCAAATTAGCGATCGCATAATTTCCCGAATCGGTGCCGGAATTAATACCGCCGATAACCGTGCGCGATAACCCGCTTAACGGTGAGTTCTGCGTGCCGCAGGGATAGGGACCAATGCCGCTGGTGCCATACTGAAAATATATCTGGCCAGCATATGAGCCATCCAACGTGCAAGCTACATATTGCCATTGATTCTGATGATTTGTCATGGGAACTGGTTGAACCTGAAGACCCTGCTGACTTCCGCCAACACGAGTAGCGATCCCACATAAGTCAGCAGCGTAATCAAACTCAAATCGCACAGCATTAGCGAGAGTATTACTGTTGTCGTTGATTTCAAAATAATCTTGGTTCACGCTGACATTTTTCGGATAGATCCACATCCCTATCGTCATCGGCACTGTCGTAACGACAGCGCTGTTTAACGAGATGTAATCGGGAGTGGCATTAAACCCGCGTGCCATTCATATAACCCCGGCACGCTTCATCAGTACATAGGCCAGCAGCAGTTCCATTTGTTGAATGGTAAACGTTCCGGTAACAGCTACGGCCGCCGAGATAGAATTAGTTGTAACAGCAATGGCATCGACCTGCCCTACTGCTGTTTGTAATGCGGTGACAGAATTGTTCGCGGTTTGATTCAACGCCGTATAGCAATTTTGCGAGAAATAAGCCGCAACCTGCTGTTGTTGCTGAGGTGTAAGAATTGCCATGGCTCACTCCCACACCACGGAGAATTGAAAGACCCCGGTTGCCGCCAAGGTCCAGCTCGAGGACTCGAAGTTCAACAGCACGGTCAGAATATCATTGACCGTCGGCGTAGTGGCGAGATTCACCTTCTGTTCCAAAATCACGCTGCCGGTCGTCCAGGTCCAGGTCATTGTCGCATCGGTCGTTAGCGACGTGCCACCAATATCGCTGCCAACCGCAGTCTGACCATCGGAAGGAACTACCACGGCATTGCCGGAGGTTGCCTGTGCCCAGGCCAGACCACGAAGTTTCATGATCCCCGGCGGGATCGACTCCGGCAGATTAAACTGCAAGGTACATGGAGCCGTTGACGCCAGCGAGGCCACACAGCCGATACCCTCGATAGCGCTAGCGTTGTTGCCGGCCGTTGAGGAAATAAAGACAGTCGGACTTAGATTACCGGAAGCGGCGCCAACATAGATCGACGCAGGTAAGATTGGTCCACCAGACATGAAGGTTCTCCTTTAGTACGAGAGATGGCATTAAGACTGCGACGTTGATTCGGGGTCAAGAATCTCAAACACGCGACCTACGGTTAGTGGCGGATACGCTTTTCCAACTAGCTGCTTCAGTAGAGTAACATCCTCGCTGCTAAGATCCTGAGTACCACCGTTACAGATTCTGACTGATAGCTTAAAGCGACGGACCTTCTCATCGATGGATATACCATTTTCATCGGGAAACGGCGTTAATAACGCGCCGCAACAAACGGTACCTAGAACCAGGTCGTCCTTCCCATCCCTAATGGCCTCGCCTTTAAGGCCACGGATTACGGCAGACAGATCAACTCGCATTACCAACCTCCTGTCAGGGCTGCGCGTACCCAAGTATTGGTTGCTACACAAACGTATAGAAAATTTGCATCTCGCACTATGGTGCCGGCGCTGCCAGCAGCGGCGCTAGAAGCCGGGGTAGTCACTGCGGCATCAACTACGCCCCAGCCACCGTCAACATTAGGCACCGTAATGGTGCGCGTCGCTGTCAACCCAGTCGGGTCAATGATTGCGTCCTTGCTACCGGTAATATCGCCAAAGGTTAGTATTCCTGTTTTAACGAGGCGAATGGCCTCCCATACCTTGACGTTAGCGGGATCGTTAAATTTAATACTGAGGTATGGAGCGTTGTTATAAGCAATATCTATTGTATCTTGCAGCGATCCGCCCGGCGTATTTATGCCGCCAAAACGCAAATATGGGTTGGCCGCGATTGGGGCTAATTGCAGGTAGCCCTGCCAAACCATCTGTGATTGCACACCGTCGTTGTTGTGAGTTGGGTCTACAGTGCGCAACCTATGGCCGTTAGTGGCCCCGTCAGTCATGATCCAGTCAAAGCCGCCATTAGCCCTAACCGGCGAAAGATATGCCCCTGCCATACCAATCCATTCAATTTTACCGCCGTTGTCGTTTGTACTATTCATCATTGAAATGGCGGCAGTCCTGGCATCGCCAATATAAAGCCCGGTCTGGCACCCGGGGACTGAGAACCCAATACCCCAACCAACATCATCAGTATTACTGCCACCGCCGCCGGATTGGATGTAGTCAAGCCAGAACCCGATATCGATAGTTCGTGCCCCGCTATTCCTAGCCAGCATAAAGGCACGGCGAATCCCACCTGCTGTGAAAGTAGACATGCTGTATTGAAAGCCGGTGACATCCGGGTAAGGAGTGATTGCGCATTCGGCAACATGCCCCACATTCCAGGCTGCCGTTGAGGCTTCGCAGACGTAATCGGCAGAACTAGTTATACGCAGTATCATTGCGCTGGGGCGGACGATGTAGCCGCCAGCACCGGGGCCATAACCATGATATGACGCATCACCGGCAACCGAGTTTGAGATAATGCCTAACGCGGTTGCACCGCTAACGCTTTGAATCCTATACCATGAATGCAGCGGACCATTTGAATTGCCGGGAGCGCCACTAAAATACCCGGAGGTATAGGTATCGGCGTCGAGAGAGATGGCGCCAATATTGGTGGCATTACCACCCACCATATTGGTGGCCCAACCAGTACCGCTCCCGGTAAAGCCGCCACCGACAATATTGCTAACCGTTCCGGTTGAATAACTGGCGCCTGTGGTATTGACAAAATAACGGCCTTCACCAGCAGAGCCAAGATTACCGCCGAAGTTAAGCACCATGGCGGGTTTAATGGTCACACCATTATTGTGATTGGCGCGGAATATACCGGTAATCGTGCCAGCGCCCACACCAGTAAGCTTAACCGCCTCCATATTCGGTGAGGCACCGGCCGAACCGACAGCGGTCTCCTGGTCAACACAAACCCAGTCACCAGGGCTGGCACCAGCACTCGAAACAACCGTTACCGTCTGCGGATTTAGACTCGAAGTAATAATCTGGGTAGCAGTAGTGTTAATGCCGCTTCGGGTAACAGTCTGAATAGTCCCCAGTGTTAAAAAAGTAAGCTGATTAAGAGATGAAACTGAACGGTAACCAATGCCTTCATCGCCGCCTATTGGGCCTGACGCATACTGCACGGTTTCACTGCCCGCAAAAGTATCGCTGGCAGCATAACCATTTAGCTTTGCGGCATATAAAATGTTCTGCCCGGAACCGTAGCAGTCCATGTTAAGAAATAACGCATAATGCGTATTCTTGGCATTAGTAACAGGCCCGCTACTATAATAGATATCTAATCCACTGATATCCTGTACGTTGACGGACACCCCACCCGCATTGGAAAAGCCGGGAACAATAACCGCATTAGTGTCATAGGTGACAACAAAGTTTGCACCGATAAGATTAGTGGGATCACCAGTGAGAGTTGGATCTGTAGTATTAAGGCTCAACCCCTGGGTTAACAGTAAGGGATCACCACCGCCGCCACCACCAACTGGCGGCTGTGCCCACAGGCCGTCAGCGCGCATGAAGTTAAGGGTGCCGCCGCCACTCGCCGGCACAAGACCTTTAGCGGTAGGTGTGAAAGTATTGATCGGCGCCCAAATGCCATCAGCGCGCATGAAATTATTGGTGCCGCCCCCGCTTGCCGGCACAACACCATTGGTTACGGCTGAAAAGGTATTGAGTAGCGCGGTTACCTGGCTACCTGTAAGGGCGTCTGGCGAGGCGGACGAATTACTATTATTACCAAGGATAGTATTGGCGGCAATATTACCCACGGCATGAGTAGCATTCCAATGTGACTGAGTGCAAACCTCGCCGGCGGCCAATGCCTCTGGATTGTCCGGCAGACCAGAAACAAAGGCATGCCTTATCGTCAGGGTCATTGGAACCCGCCTTTTTGGAATCCACTCACTTGGAACCCAGCTATACTGGTCGCCTCTGGCTCAGTTATCGATGAGGCCGCCCCCGATACCGTCGGAATCTCCTTGATCGACACAATCGGCGATGGCGCCGATGGTGTTGGCGGAGCCACTTGATTATACACAGACATCGAGAACAGCGCACTGTCGGTATTAACTTCGGTAGCGCTGAGCGTTAGTAAGATTTGACTGATCAGCGGATGCTGATCGATCGTAAAGGCTTGCTGATATCTAGCCCCTAACCCCTGCTTAAGCCGGACCGGCTCATTGAGCGGAGCATACCAATTGATGGTCTTAATGAAGGTCGGGAACGGCGGCGTCTGCAGAATTGCCGCTTGCTGCAGAGCAGCCGTAAGCCCCGGTTTCTGCCGAACTGGGTCAGACCACGGATAGAACCAGGTCGGCAGCCGTTTAGTCGGAATAACCGCCGTATCAATAGTGAACGGCTGGTACCACGGCGTGCGTAG